GCTGGCCGGTAGGAACATTGACTCCAATGGCCTTTGCCGCGTCTTCGAGGTAGCTAATGTCAATCTCAAGGTCTTCGACCATGGAATCCCTTTCGTCTTTAGTAAGGACGCCTGTGTCGAGCTGACGATCGGCCCTCTTGATCTTGTCCCTGATGGAGGCTATGGCCTTTGAAATGTAAGAACCGATCTTCTTGTTTTTGATCGTCTGCGGCTCGTGCGACGGAATCGGCGCGTGCTCCATGATTAGCTCCAAAGCGCGCTCCTTGGTGTACTCGGTTTCTGCATCCTCCGTTTGTTCCGCCCTCTGTTGTGTTGGCCTTTCTTTGCCAGCAAGGTCTGAAATGGTACGCCTAAGGGCATTGGCCTGATCAGAATCGCCGCGCCCTGCGTCCTCCAGCCTCTTTAGCTGGGCGCGCGCCTCGGTCACGCGCGCGTCCTCGCGCGTTTCGCCGAGGTCCATCTCGCCGGTGGTGTCTTCGGCCTTGGGCCTGAACTCGGCGGCCCTGTCGCCTTCCAGGTTGAACGTGTCCTCGGTTCCGGCGATCTCAGTCTGGGTGGCAGTCTTTCTAGTGCCGGAAACCTCATCAATGAGCCTTTTGATGATTTTTGCATCCTGACCAGGCTTATTCGGATTGTTCCAGTTAGGACCAGATTCCGTCAAGGTTCCTTTCTTCAATACGTCAACGAACTGATCAATGGTGTTGATGCTATCAGGAATGATCAGATCAGCAGTCTGGACCATTATCATTACAGTCCCGTCTTTGTGACGATAGCCTGTGTCGCTAAGGATTCTCGCCTGAATGTCGCGCAAGCCGTCTTTAACCACTTCAATTCCAACTACATCGCCTTTCTTTGACGTACCATTCTTCAAAAGTTGATAGGTTTTAATAACCTCACCATTTCTTCTTTTAAATTCTGAGGGATTAAATTTAAGACCAGAAATAGTGACTGATTCATCACCTACATCTTTATTTGTAATGATTGCTTCTTCTGGGTCTGTCTTTGGCTTTTGAGTCTCACCAGGCTTCTTAGCCTTCCGATCTTCAACAGTCTTCGGCTGTTCTTCGTCTTCGGCCGGTGAATCGTAGCGGTCAGGATCCTGTTGGCGTAGATAATCCAGATCTTCCTCAGTTGGTTCGTATGGCGCTTCGCGTTCCTGCTCCTCGATGATAGGGTTTCCGTCTTCGTCGATGCCTGTGGGCTGATTGACGGGCGTGTATGCTCGCGTGTTCGCCCTCCAGATGTTCCCGTCGTATGCTCCAGGCGGATAAAGCGCCTTGCCCTCGTTCGCGTCACTAATCAGGTCGAGAAGGGCGTCAAAAGCGCTCTGATCTTCCGGGTTGACCTGTTCCCATCCAAGGCTGTGCAGGTATTCGGCCACACGCTCAACCATTCCCTCGGCTTCGTTCTGAATGTCTGCCCTTGTCTGCCCGTAGGTCGGACCATTGATCCTGGTGCTCTTATTGGCCGCAAGGGTAGGCGGATTCCTGAAGATTCCAGGAATGGACTTTCCGAGAATTTCGTAGAACCTGCGCATTCCTTCGGACCCCTTGTACCAAGACGGGAATGAAGGCAGCTTCGGCCCGTTTTTCTTTTTTGACAGGTCCCTGAGGTCGGCAATCAGGTCGCCGCGCATTGACCCTCTGCCAACTGCCGACTCGAGCTCCCTTGCCACTGCCTCCGCGTATCTGGTTTCATCGGCAGTAGCGAGGCCCCTTGACTCTCTTTCTGAGTGGTAATCAAGGAAGTCCCCCATTCCTTCGTGTGACGCAAGGCTCAGATCTGCCGTCGTGTCGTACTTGAAAAGCTTTTGATCGTTTTCGTACTGATCAAGAACTCTGACAGACTCGGCCCTCCTTGAAGCATTGGTGCTTGGGTTCTCAAGCCTTCTCTTTGCGAGGGTGACTTCAATCGGCTCCCCTTCGACGGGGCGCGGGGGCCTGCGGTCGACGTCTTTCTTCGCCTTTGGCTTCTTTGTCTCAGGCTGGTCGGCCTTCGTTTCTGGCTCAATGCCCTTGGACTTCTCCCACTTGGAAATGTATTCGCGAAGCGACTTCGCCTGCTTGCTTTCGCCGTTTCCTGAGTCCTCAAGACGCTTGAGCTGTTCTCGCGCGTTGACGATGCCCTGGGGCACCTTGGGCTGTTCCTGAGTCTGGGCCGGCTGCGTAGCGGGCTTAGGCGGCACAGGCTGATCCTGTTGGCCGCCCTCCTGTGCCGCCCCGGCAGCTTCATCGCGTTCCTTGATGCGCTGCTTCAGGCGCCGGATGCGCTCATTGTATCTCTCAAGCTGCTTTTCTTCGATGCTGCCTGGGGTGGCCCTTCCTGAGATATCCCTGGCCCTCTGCTCGGCGTTCTCAAGCTGGGCTTCCAGGGGCGGCTCTTGAGCCTCAGGCTGCTGCTCCGCCTGGGGCTGAGCCTGGGGTTCGGCCGTCGGGGGCACGACGGCGGGTTGGGCCGTCTGGACAGGGGTTGTCGTTTGAGCCGGGGCAACCTGAGGCTCGACGGGCGGCTCGGTCGATCCAGCTGCCGTGGCTTCGGTGAGCTTCCTGAGGTGCCTGCTGAGGTTTCTGTAGGTGGCCAGGTGAATCGCGTAAGTGCTGCCTCTGTTTCCGGCTTCTGACATTTCCTGAAGGCGAGCCCAGATCTTGCGCCTAGCCTTTCTGATCTCGGCCTCTGTCATCTTTGTGACGTCGTTCTGTCCGTCCGTAAGCGGCCCAAAGACGAATTTGTCATCCATCATCATCCGCCTGTATGATTCCATGGCTCCGGCGTCCGGAGGTTCAAATCCGTCCTCCTTCTGTTCTTCCTTGTTTATGGCTTCGACCTTCGCGACCTCGTCCTTGACCCTGGCTTCAAACTCGGGCGTTCCTTCAACGTATTCCGCCGTCTTGGGCTCTCCGCTGCCCCAATGGGTCTTGCCGTACTTGTCGCTCCATTCTTTGTATTGCTTGCTCCACTCCTTCCGCTGTTCATCGGTCGGGTTCGTCGGCAATTGCGGCGCCGGCGGAACGTTTCCTGCGGCCGGAGCCTGACCCTGGGGTTGGGTCGGCTGCGTAGGCTGAACGGGCGTTGTCGCCTGAGGCGCGGCCGGCGCCGTAGGCGCCGCAGTCTCGCCGGCGACATCGGCGGCTTCTTCTTCGGGCTGCGTGCGCTGAGTCTGGGGCGGGGGCGGAGGAACCGCGCCAGGCATGATCGGCTGTCCTGCGGGTGCGACGGGAGGAGTCTGCTGGGCAGGCGCGGTTGCAGGCGCAGGCACAGGCGCGGCTGTACCAGCAGCGGGCGCAGTGGGTTGTGCTGCGGTAGGCGCCGCCGCAGGAGCCGCCTGGCCTGCTGGCGCGGGCGCGGGCGCGGGCGGAGATGCGGCCCAGAAAGGCTTGCCCCTTGCCGCGTCGAACGCGGCGGAGGCTGTGCCTTTTACTGACGTGGACACCGTTCCTGACAGTCCGCCCTGAATGGCGGATCCGAAGGCCTGGGAAACCGTGGCTCCCGGCTGCGTTGGATCCACGGCCTGCTTCAGGCCTTCCGTGGCGATGCTTACGGCGCCTTCTTCGGCGCCTTCACTTAGCGCCTCCTTTGTAAGGCCGAATCCTGCCTTGAGCACAGCCCTTGCCAATGGGTTCGTGACAATTACCTGCTTGCCGGTCGATCCGCCTGGAATGAGATCCACGAGGGTCGTGACACCTCCAGTGACGGCGCCTTCTCCAACCCCGGCGGCCTTGCCGACAAGCTTGGACCGGCTTACGATCTCTGCGTACTTCTGAGGATTGCTGTACGCAAACGCGGTGACGCTCTGGTTGTCGTCCGGGTTGATGCCAAGCGCGGCAAGGCGCTGGTTGACCTGCTGGACGAAAGTGGCGTCATCGGCGTCTACGCCTGAAATGGCTCCAGCTCCAGCGCCCTTTGCCACAGCCCCGGCGAGCTTAGCGCCCTTTGCTGCGGTAAACAGCGAAGTAAGAACGTCAACTACGGCCGTCTGGCCCGTCTGAAGAAGCGATTCGCCTGCGCCCTGAGCGCCGATCTCCGCTGCGTTCAGAAGTTTGGAGCCAAGCCCACCGGTTCCAAAGGCTACCTTGAGAAGCTCTCCAGGCGGGAGTCCCTGCTCGGAGGCCTTCATGAACAGGTTGTAGCGCTCGGTCCTGCCCTTGTTGCTGGCCGCGTCTTCCCTGGCTTCGGCAAGCTTGGGCTCAATTTCGCTGATGCGCGCTTCAAGGTCTTCCTGCAAGCGAGACAGGTTTTCGAGTTCTTCGTTTACAGGAAGCGTCCCTCCAAGCGTAGCACTTACGCCTGGAGTCGTTCCGCCGGGCATCATCAATTGCTTTTGTCCACCAAGCCCTCCTGTCTTTCTGAGGTCATCAATCCTGGCGCGCGTGGCGGCGAGGCTCGCAAGCGACTGCTTGTAGTCCTTCTCAAGATCGTCCTTCGTCTCTCCGTACCAAGAGCTTGCGATGCTCTGCCCGAGGGCGGAGAGGAAGCCCGTTTCTTCCTGTTCTGATCCGGTCGCCTGCGCCGACTGTCTGCTCGGTCCGCCGAAGCCCTGCGGAGGTACGGAGATGTTTACGGGCTTTGATGCAGTCCAAAAGCCATCACCAGGCTTTGCAGCCTGATTGGGGTCATTTGATGCAACAGGTGATTTTTCCCAGAAGTTTTCGCTCATTTGACACGGGTTATTCCGTTCGGATCAATGAAGCGAGTTCCTGGCGCGAGTCCATCGTAAACAGCTTTGCCTGCCGCGTCGGCCGTTATTCTGACAACGTCTGGAACAATCTGTGGGACCTCGGTGGGCGGGAATGCCTGAACCGCCGGGTTCGTAATGGCGTCAAGCTGCTGGGGGGTTAGTCCGATGCTGCCGGCTGCTGATGGCGCCGCAGGACCGACGGGGGCGGTCATGGCCGATGCGGCGCTGGGCACGACAACGGACGGGAAATTGCGCCTGACGCTTACTGTGTTATTGCCCCAGCCCCACGGGTCTTCTTCACGGAAAAGTCCTTTGTTTTCAGAAATGAACTTAACGATGGCGTCTTGAATCGGAAGGTTAGGGTAAGCGTTTCTTGCCGCCTGGGATACGCGTAGCGCCTGGCTTTCGTCAAGGTAGCCCTCCCCTACAAGGGGCGTCTTGGCAGCCCATTCTGCGCCGATCTTGACGGCTTCAGCAGCCCTGTTCAGTTCAAGCTGATCGGGTTGGTCTGGCTGGCCCGGCTTTGATGTGCCAGATCGTCGTCCGCCGGCGGCACTGATTCTTGCGACCTCGGCGTCTCCTTCGTTTTTGAGTGCTTGAACCGCAAGGGCTTCACTGAGGCTGGCGTTTGCCTTTGAGTTAAGGATTCTCGCTTGGTCGGCTTCGTTAAATGCGGCATCTGAACCAAATGCGGCTGCAACACCTCTTTCCTGAGCGCGCGCCCTTGCGGTTGTGGAAGCGTTGCCCTGGAGCCCTCTGATGGCATCCATGATGATGTTCGGGTTATCGCCGATGGCGGCAAGGCCGGTTGCTATGGAATTGACCGAATTAGGGTCGATGGTGACGCTTCCGTCTGGGTTCATCTTCATGGCCCCGGTTCTGAAGGCTTCAACAAGGCGCTGGCGCCCTTCATTGGTGATGGTGACGCCCTTGGTGTCTTCAGTGTATTTCCCGGCCTGCGCTCTGCTGGCTCCGGTTTGTGCTTCAAGAAGACTCTGTCTGAACGGAGAAAGCGCAGTGTCCGCGTTCGTGTTGCGCGTCTTGGCGCCCAGGTATTCCTGCTCGGCCTGAAGCTTGCGACCTTCGGCCGCGACCTTGGGGTTCAGTCCGAATGCGTCCGCCATGTTTTTGACGCTCGGAGCGATCCATGAGTAGTCGTCCATGTTAGAAGGATTTGGGGGTCAGACTGAACCAGTCAGGGTTTGGGTATATGCCCTGGGCCAGGAAGTTTCCTGCTCCACGTCCGAGGGCCACGTCGGGCGTGATGCTCGGGGCGGCCAGCGGACTTACGAACGCCGGGGCACTGATATCTGCGGCGATCTTGGGCGCGCCAAAGCTGAATCCGCCCATGCCGGCGCCCATGCCGGCGACAGATCCGATGGCGCTGAGCCCCTGGCCGATGCCAATGAGTCCGGCGCCCTTGTTTCGCGCGGCTTCCATTTCGAGGCCGAGCACGTCGGTTGATCCACGGCTGAAGCCTGCAAGCTGCGACAGCCCCTGGTTGGCACGAATGTTGTAAAGTGCGTTGCCGAGCTGGACGTCGCCGAATGAAGCCAATGCCGCGCGGTTGGCTGCGTCCATGGCCGCGGCCCTGTTCCCGACTCCTACGCGTGCAGCCGTCTCGTCGGAAACAACCTGCGGGGCCCCTCCGACTGACGCCACGTTGACGACAGGGCCTTGGCTTTGGGCTCCGATCATGGCATCCTGCCTGGCCTTTTCGGCAGCGGTCATGCCCTGCTTCTGAACCTCAGATCCCTGCTTGGCAAGGGACGCGTCAAAGATGGTGGCAGATTCGTCCTGGAACTTCTTCTGCCTGATTCTTTCTGCGGCCGCGGCGCCTTCCATGGCTTTCTTTGACTTTCGCTGACCTGCGATCTGCGCGGCCGTTCCGGCGGCAGTGCTGGCAATCGCGATCGTCGCGAGTGTGGCTGGCTCGCACATCAGCTTACGACCCTTTCTTTGTTAGATCCTCCGCCCCTGAACAGATCACGATACACCCCGAGCCCAGGAGCGTTCCGGTCGTAGTATCCTCCCATGGCCGTAGACCCGAGGAGTCCCGTGGTGTTCGTGAAGATCTGACCAAGCGGAGAGTAAGGCTGGTTCTGTGCGAGGATGGCGGCCCTGTTCACGGCGTTGCTTGCCGCGGCCGCAGGGTCGGCGGTCATCTGCAACTGAGAGATCAATTCGGCCCTGTTCTGTTCAACCTGCTGTCTTGCCTGGTTGGCATAGTCCATGCCCTGACTGGCGATAAGCGCCTTGTTCTGATTGTATTGGCGCTGTAGCTCTCCGACGTTCCTTGCCTTTTCACTCGAGTCCGTAAGGCCTTGGCGGGCAAGATTGTATGACAGGTTCTGACCGGTCGTGTTGTATTGCTCGTTTAGCTGAGGAGTGGCGAACTTGGTGTACGCGTCAGCCCTGCTTTGATAGAACGGCTCGTCGAAGCCGGCGAACTTCTGATTGATCGCAGTGGTGCCCTGGCGGATGCGAGCCTGCCGGGCTTCTTCGTCTGCGCGGGCTTGGGCAGCCCCGCCATCTCCTCCGCCTCCTGAGCACATGATCGTTATTGGTTGGTTTTAGAGTGTGGCTGCGTAATCGGTCTGGTCCAGCGATAAAGATAGAAGGTTTCCCCATTTCTGCCATAGTGAGGCAGCTCCGACTCTTTGTCGGCGCCAAGGCTTTCCAACCATCTGTGGGCCACGTCGTGACCTTCCATCGACCTGCACTCAGCCCTGTGGCAGCCAGACTCCTCAAGGGCTGGGATCATGACCTTCTTGATGAACCTGGTGACGCCCAGCGCCACCTCGGGCCAGCGATCAGTGGCAAACATCCATACCTGCCAATTGCCCTGCCAGGTCGGGATTGCTCCGAATGCGGCGATAGGCAGATCCTTGCCGGCGACCCATCCGAACTCCCCGCCGGCGACTATGGCGTCACAAAGTCCTGACGCGTCATCGTCCCATCTGGTCGCAAAAACTTCCCGCCTGTCCCATTCGCGCATGTTGTCCGCGACGTACAGGAGGTCAGAATGGTTCAGTTTGGCCAGCCTCATCAGCCCGCGTCGTGTTTAGAGTGCATCTCGTCGAAATGCACGATGATGCTTGCGAGCTTCGCATATCCTTCGTCCTGCGACCTGAAGCGCATGCCGAAGTGCGTCCCGTAGCCGGTCATCGGAATCTTTCCTGTTGCATATGTGGACTGTCCGACGATCGCTACGGTGTCCCTTGCGCTTGGAGCCGTGTGGTCAAAGCCGACTTCGACTGACCAGATGCCTTCGCACGTCAGATCGATTCCTTGCGACTGCTTGAACGTGGCCGGCTTGTTTCCGTCCAGATAAGGCAGTTCTACGATCACTTCGCAGTCGTCGTATTCGCTGTATCCTCCGGCACCTCCGCCTATGTGACCGGCAGGCCTGATCTGGCTCTTTCCGTAAACATAGACGTAGTTGCCACTTCTGATGAACACCTCGTCCTCCCTGCTTACCATTTCTTCGACGACGAAGCCTGGCTCGTAAGTCGACCAGGCTGATATGTTCGCGCTCGGGTAATATGACAGGACGTAGATCTTGTCGTAGACGGCCAGCCAATACCTTCCGTCAACGGGCTCGATCACGGCGGTCGACCTGTAGACAGTGGCGTCGAGAAGCGGGTTTCCGCTGATTCCTCCCGTTTTTTTCTGTTGCGCTATTTCGTCGTCGATGGCCGATCCAATGTCATTGGACGTCGCTGAGTCGGTGTTTTCGCGCGCCCTGATGGACCTTATTCCGCTGTCAGAAAGGTAAAGGGTGTCGATCGCACCTATCGATGCGATGGACCCAGGGGCTATGCAGCCTGTGTTTGCCATGATCTGATACTGCGAGTTCCTCGCGGGGTCAGGATCCATGAACCAAAGCTGGATGTTCCTTCGGCTGAACACGGCCAGCCTGTCCTGGTACACGCCGATACCCGTAAGGGCTTCGCGCCCTCCGAAGTTGTTGGACATGTCTATGAACCCTGCTCCGGTGTCGTAAATGTCCCACAGCGTCGCGTCGTTGACGGCGGAGAAGAAAAGCGTGGATCCCGACCCGACGTATTCCTTTGACTTGTATGTGAGACTGAAGGCCGGCGTCTTGCCTGTCACTCTTGATGCCCCGACTATGCTCGGCAGCGTAGGGTTCTCAGGGTCCGTTATGATGAACCTGAAGGTGTCTCCGTTCGGATAAGGGCTGGTGTTGCTTAGCAATTCAACCGTGTATTTCTTGGCAACGCCGACGACAGGATCGGTACCTCCTGACATGTTCAACACGGCTGGGACGACGACATTTCCGACTGTCTGCACGACTACGGATCTTCCGTTCGGCGCCGATCCCGTTCCGGCAGCCGCGCTGATCGTGATCTCGTTCTCGTTGACTGACGCCGTGTAGTTCGGGACCGAAGTGTAGCCGTTTATCTTCGTGGCCACTTGCGACATGGTGTCAGAGTTGGACGATTCCCATTTGACCGGCGATCCGAGCACCTCGACGCCGTCGATCTTGATTGAATTGATCGCGTTGAAGGCTCCTCCTGCCATCGTTCCGAACTTTGAGACGTATCGCCCAGGGTTATAAGGGCTGACGACGGTGCTCCCCGTGTCGATCAATTCAGAGACATATGGGGTCGCGTTAGGGGTCGATGCGAACTCTATCCAAACTTCCCATCCGTTCGCGTCGGTGCCTTCGTCGGTCGATGCCTTGATGAAAAGAGTCCCTGGGCTGAGCTTTGAATACCCTCCTCCGTTCCAATTGTAAAAAGCCGTGATCTTGCTCGTCGCGCTGTTGTTGTTGATGTACGTCGCGAGCGTGCTTCCAAGTTGCTTGGCATTGTTGACCTCCCCGTTCGGCTCAGGATAGTCATTGTATCTGATCGCAGCGGACGACTGTATCCCAGTCACTTCGATGCCGTTCACATAGATGCCCTTAATGTCAGGCAGGGCGGCCGGATCTATGTTTCTCAGGAACTGCCCTGGCTCGTCGCACTTGGCCGGAGTTTCAGCGCCTGAGGTGATGCTCATCACCGCCTTTGAAAGAACCTCGGACTTGTTAGGCTCCGAGTCCTGAGTCTTGGTGACGACCGGATTGATCGAACCGGTGAACGTGACGTCGAGCGAGTAGTCTTTTCCGACCGGCCCCGTAATCTCGATCAGCTGGGCGGAAGAATTTGGGTTAGGTATGACTGCGGCCGAATACCCGGCCAGGTTGAAATCGTCTACGATGCTGGCGCCAGGGTCATTGTTTCTAACGACCCCTTCATACCAGTCCTTGATGGCAACGCCGTCAAAGAAAGCGTAAGTCTTGTTGTCGTTGAATTCTGCAATCACGAACGTCTTGCCTCCGTAGACAGTAGACCACGTCACCGCCGTCATGTTGAAAAACGGATCAAACGGGTGTTGAAGGCGCTGGTAAAACACGCCGGCCGGCATCGTCGGCGACGGAAGCGATCCGAAGACGAACACTCCATCCTGGGTCGCTTCCAGGCCGAACGTCTCAATCACGCCCACCTGATACGGAAGCTGCGCGGCTTGGACAAACGCCTTGCGCTTCTCGATCTCTCCTCCGCGCGTGACGTGCGCGTTCTTCAGTACGGCAAGCGTCCCTGGCTTGCTGTTGAGGACATGGCGCCGCTTATCAAGGCCGCCCGAGAAGTTGTCTACGACGATGTAAGGCATCAGCGGTCATATCGGACGGCGCGCCCGCCGATGTATCTGATCCTTTCGCCCGTGGAGATTCCGCCGCCGTAGATGAACTTGTCCGACTTCAGGCTGTTGCCCTTCAGCTTGTTGTAGTGCTGAGTGGCCTGGGCAAGCTTGGCCGGCGCGTCCGCGGCCTTGGCCCTGGCGAGGTATTCGGCCGCGGCGAACATCACGATCAGGTTGTCGTCAAGAACCGCCGTATGGCCTGCGTCAGTAAGCGGAGGAAGCTTTTTGATTGCTCGGAATCGGAGGGTTTGGTCGGCTGTTTTCGGAACCGGCCAGACCTCGAACTGGTTGCCTTCGTAGTGCTGCCAGCGCAACGCCGGCTCGCTCGTTTCGCCTTCATCGGAGTCGAACTCATTGTAATGATCTGGATTGATGCCGTATTCAAGGGGGTGCCAAATGTCTCCGTATTTGACGTGAGCGCAGACGATACGGCTGTGGTCAATGTCGTTGTCGAACGTGTAGTACCGCCCGTCGTTCTGAAGCTGTTCATCGCGTTCGATGAATCCGAACGGCCAGTCGAAGTCCTCCCACAGACGCTGCTGCTGTCGCGCGAGAAGGTGGTCGAACTGGCTGGCGACGTTCACGCCCATGGACAGGTTGCTGGACGCGCCGATCTCGGCGCGAAGCATGTCCCTAAGCTGGGAAAGTGACGTCCCCCTTGCCATATTACTTCTTCAGGGGCTTGATTTCGTCGTCCTCGCCCTGGAGGTTGACGACTTCCTTGAGATCCATGGGCAGCTTGGGGACAGATCCGGGAAAGACCTTCTTGAAGGTTTCGTCCCCGTAAAAGCGCTTCAGGCGATCGACTTCGTCGGAATGCGAGAAGCTGACTCCCTTGACCGGGGTGATGTTGATGACGGCGTCGTCGCCGTGAATGGAGCGCAGGATCACGATCTCAGCGGCGGTGGCTTCGCGGACCGTGGTGTTCTGAACGCTGCCGTTGAGGAGGACTTCTACAATAGCGGTTTGCATGGTGCAGTCATTTCTGTCCGTAAACCCGGAATGTGCAACAAAGAAAGGGGGTGGTTCCGAAGAACCACCCCCCGTTTGGGGCCTCTAAGGCCTTATCAGGCGGCCTCGTACAGGCCGGAGCTGTTCAGCTTCTTGCAGATCAGCGCGCCGGTCCAGGTCATCGCCTTGTAGATGGCGTAGACGTTCTCGGGGCGGGCCGGGTTGTGCACCTTCTTGTCTTCGCCTTCCATGACGTACACCTGGATGGCGTCCGTATCGAGGATGTAGGCGAAGTTGCTCTGGTTGCCGGTGCCGTCGTGCTTGGGGAGGTCGTCCAGGGTGGGGTCGTAGACGAAGTCACCGATGCCGAGCAGCGAGGGGACGCCCATCGAAATGTCCGTTCCCTTGCTGAAACCGACCTGGGTGAACAGACCCTTCGAGTGGATCTCCTTCTCGAGCTTTTCGAGGAAGCCGGAGCCGCAGACGATCAGGCTGGGCTTGCCGCCGTAGCGCTTGAGCTGGCGGACTTCCTTGCGGAGGCCGTCGATCAGGTTGGTGGAACCAGCCGTGTAGGTGAACGTATCAGCGCGGTTGCGCCAGAGGGCGTTCGTGACACGGGAGATGCCGCCGGTGGTGCCGAGGGCCGTCGAGGAGGCGGGCTTGATGAGGCTCATCAGGCCGGGGACCTGCTTGGCGTCCTGGGTGCCGTCCTTCCAGAGCATGCTGTTCATGCCTCGGGCCCAGCCTTCGGACATGTCGTCGAGCTTGGCCTTGAGGATGTTGGTCAGGACGGTGGCGTCGCGACCGCTGTGCTTGCTGGTGGACTCGCCGGAGAGGCTGTCCGTCACGGACAGGCCGTCCTGCTTGAGCTCCGTGAACGTCACGGTGAGGCCGGCATGGATCTCCTTCCAGTTGTAGCTGGCCCGCTTGGTGTTCTGCGGGTTGGTGTAGGAGACGGTGTCGGAGCCTTCGTATCCCGTGATCGCGGTCGTGTAGTTGAACACGACGGGAACGGTGATCTCGCCCTTACCGCCGGGGAACGTCTTCTGGCGCTTGAGCATCGCCGAGAGAAGGGGCTTCTCCTGGATGGTCTGCGCGAAGGCGTCGGACTTGATGTGGAAATCGAGGGCGGACGCGATGGTGCTCTCGATGTTGGTGAATGCGCTGGTAGGCATGGTGTTTCTGGGTCGTTAGACGTTTAGGCCGAGCCTCACTACATCCTCGAGGGAGCGCGGGGCCGGGCGGACTGAAGCGGACGACAATGAGCTGGTGGGTGACTTGATGGGATTGCCACGGCCCGCGATGGGTCGCAGGTCAGCGTTGACTTCGGCGAGGGCGCGTCGTGCGACCTCAACTGCTTCCGAGGCGCTGAGCTGCTTGCCTTGCGGTACCATTGTGCGAATCCTGTCGTACACCAGCTTGCTTTTCGCGGACCAATCCGGATCCTTCGCCTTCTCTCCCTGTTCCCAGGTGTCCACGGCGCTGACCAGCGCCTTCTGCCTTTCGATTTCAGCAGCCTCCTGTGCGGCCTTGGCGAGTTCGGCCTGCCTCGCGGCGGCAAACTCCCTTTCGGCGCGCAGTCGGGCAAGCTCCTTGGCTGACTCGGGTGAGTCGAACCCTTCATCCACGCGCTTCTTGAGGTCTTCAGGAAGCACTTCGCCCGTGTAAGGGGCGAGTTTCTGGATGTGGGCCTGGAGGGTCTTGTATGCCTCGACCGGGTTATGCTTCATCAAAGCCATCACCTTGAAGCCTTCCACCATCTCCTGTTCGGAGAGCTGGTTCTGCTTCATGAAAGTGGTGATCTTGTCGTACTGCTCGGCCCTGGGCTTCAGGGCTTCGCGTTCCGCCACGATCTCCTTCCATCTGGGATGGTTGTGGAACGGGACTTTCTCGGCGGCCTTCTGGGAGGTTTCCTTCGAGCCATCAGCTGCGTCCTTTCGAGCTGAGCCCTCGTTGGCCTCTCCGTAGGCGGTTTCCGTCTGTTCCCCCTCGGCGGACGAATCCGAGTCAGGCTTGCCCACCTCTAAGCCGTTTTTGACGACGTCGAGCAGAGTGGCCTTCTTGTTAGCGTCCTTGTCGCCCGCGTCTGACGAGCGCGAGACATCTTCTTTAGCGTCAGAAATCGGAGCCGACTCCACGCGCGCCTCCGGCGCAGGAGCCTCCGCAACAGCCGGCGGAACCGGCTGGGTGTTCGTGGTTTCGGCTGACGGGGCCGAATCAGGCTGGTTTAGCGTCTCTGGCACGTCGGATAGGTTGGACATAAGAAATAAAAAATCAATCCATTACCGCGCATTAGGCGGAGGCGGCGGCGCATTGTAGAGATTGGCCGCAGGGACGTTGGGGACTTGGACGCCTCCGCCGGTGCCCGGCGCGGCAGATCCCTTGGCCGCGTTGTTTCCTCCCTCGCCGCCCTGATTTTCGGGCGAAGCCATGGCATTGGCCTGGGCGACCTGTTTCTGGGAGTTCTGCGCCACGATGGACGGCAGCGCGGACTTGATGGCGTCGGTGACGTCGAGTCCGTCGTCCAGGCGCCGGATCGCTTCCTTGGCGAACCAGGTCGGATCAATGCCTGGGATCTGAAGCAACGTAGGCGCAAGTCGTTCAAATGCAGCGATTTCCGCAGCGCGATTAGGACGACCGCTTGACCCAGCCTCAATGTCCAACAGCAAGTTTTCGGCGATTTCCTGCGCGGACAGGGTCGGCCACACGGCGCCCACTCCGGCGATCTTCTGGGCCGTCTCAGGGTTCATCATCTTGAGCAGCAACTCGCCAGCAGCCCTGGACATTTCGATGAGGAACTCATCGAGGTCGTCCACGTTTGAGCCGAGGGATGACATGCGGCTGGACTCGGCGACGGAAACTTCAGTCGCCGTAGAGGCGCCGCCAGGGGTTCCAAGGTTGGCCTCCTGGGTTCCGACGATGCGAAACATGTCGCTGATCAGGTGCTCGGTGTCATAGAGCGCCGGGTCGATGGGGACGGGCTTCATGGCCTGGAGCACCTGCTCGACGGACTGTCCGGGCTGGATGGCCTGAAGCTGCACGACCTCGTTAGCGTCGCGGTCGATCAGCTTCTTAATGTCAGTCTCAGACAGCGCGCCCGTCGGGGTGACGTACAGCGGGCGGTTCGCGTTGCGATGCTCCCTCAGGCGCTGACGCGCCAGGTTGTATTCCCTCTGGACCGGAGTGAGCAGGCGGACGTCGGAGGGCGGGTAGATCTCGCGGTCGTTCTCGACCTCGTTGAATGCGAGCACGAAGAACGGCCAGAAGCGCTTGAGCCTGATTTCAGGCGGAGCCGGCGGCACGAGGAAGTCAGGGTATCCGTCGGCCACGACGTACTTGAGCCCGTCGCGCTTGCAGTAGATCTCCCAAACGCGGCAAAGTTCCGCCTCGGACTTGGCGTTCTCGCCGCTGTAAATCTCCTCCTGCTTCGTGTAAGAGCTTCCAAGGTCGATCGAATACAGGTCCTTGACCTCGTCGAGCGTCAGCATGAACTCATGGGCGATCCATTCCGCGCCGACGAAGCCCTTGAGCTGCCGGCAACGCGTGTCGATGATGATGTTCTGCGACTGCGGGAAGTCGAACACCAGGCCCTCGTCGATGACGGAGTCAGGACGGGACATGATCTCATTGATCAGAAGGTTCAGCTGTTCCATCCTGGCGCTGTTCTCGTCGAACTTGGCGTCAACCTTGTCGGCCATCAGGCGCCTCAGCATGTTCACCTGTTCGCGCAGGTCCGTGACCTTTTCAAGATCCTCCGGGCGCTTGCCCATGGTGCGCGAGTATCCGATCTTCAGGAAGCCGACGCCGGTGACGCACACGCGCCTGACGAACTGCTTCATGTTCGTCTTCAGGTTCTGGCTTTCGACGATCTGGTGGAACACGATCTCCAGAGTCTCGGCGATCTTGTCGATCAGCTTCCTGCGCTCGAAGCCCTGCGTGACGTCCTGCATGAGCGCGAGCGCCTCAGGATTCGGCATGCCGAACTGCTGCATCGAAAGCTCGTTGGCGACGCGCGCCGAATCAAGCGATCCGGCGCTGCCGTCCCAGATCGAGAAGTCCATCGTCTTCCGTCGCTTCGCGACGGCCTTTGGATTCTTGGCGTAAAGTGACGCAACTCGCTGTTGGACATGGCGCTGCACGATGTTTGCGACATACCGGTCCTCGTTTTCCTTCGGGAACGGCCACTGCTTTCCCATGAAGAAGTCCATGTCTTCGCGCATGCGTCTGTGCGCGTCCGACCAATGGCGCTTCGCGCGGTTCACCTTGCCGCACCATTCTGACACCAGAGCCTTGCGCGACTGCGCCTCAAGCGGGTCAGGCTCGCGCAAAATGCCGGATTTGATTTCAGGCTGCTCCGCTGGCTGATCACTTTCCATTGACGGCATCGTTATCAAGACCAGAAGGATTTCAACCTGTTTTCTCGCCTTTGCCTGTCCTGGGATGACTTCTTCACCCAGGCGAGAGTGCCGACCTTGGGTCCTTTGTCTTCAATGATCTCGGGATTTGCCGCCACTGTCTTTACAAGCCCCATGCCGATGTGGGCGAGCCAGTCCACAAAGTCGTCGTGCCTGGCCGACGGGAACTTCAACAGCTCCGCTTCCGCCTCAGGCCACCATGAGGCGAATTTAGGGAAAAAGACCTTTTTCTGAGCCATGCG